GTCATAGAGAGAAGTAAGCACGTAGCAGAAAATGAAGTGTGGGTTAAGTTTGGTTTAGGTGAGATGCATATACTAAACAATATGGGGTTTAAAGATATACCCTCCCCTATAAGCACTCAATATAAATGGACAGGCATGTATAAACCGTTTGACCATCAACGAGTAACAGCAGAGTTTTTAACACTAAACAAAAAGGGTTTCTGTTTATCCGAGATGGGCACAGGCAAAACCAACTCTGTTATATGGGCAGCTGATTACCTAATGACAATAGGTGCAGTTAAACGAATGCTAGTAATTTGCCCTCTATCCATTATGGATGCCGCATGGCGTAGAGATTTATTTAGAACAGTTATGCATAGGTCTGTAGAAATAGCACATGGTGCACGAGATAAAAGGGCGGCTATTATTGGTGGCACTGCAGAGATTGTTATTATTAACTACGATGGTGTAGAGATTGTTCAAGATGAGATAGATGCAGGGGGCTTTGATTTAATAGTAGTAGACGAAGCAACACACTTAAAGAACGTAGCAACAAAAAGATGGAAGGTTTTAAACAAGTTAATTAAGAAAGACACATGGTTATGGATGCTTACAGGTACACCTGCGGCGCAGTCTCCAGTGGATGCATATGGCTTAGCTAAGATAGTAAACCCTAAAAGTGTACCTAGAGCGTTTAATGCTTTTAGAGATTTAGTACAGGTAAGACAATCAGTATTTGTATTTAAAAACCGACCAGAAGCTGAAGCAATAGTACACAGCATCCTACAGCCTGCTATACGGTTTACTAAAGAGGAGTGTTTAGATTTACCTGAACTCTTATATCAAACTAGAGATGTGCCACTTTCGGTACAGCAAGATAAATATTATAAGCTCTTAAAAAAAGAGATGCTTATGCAAGCTGGAGGGGAGGAAATATCAGCGGCTAATGCAGCGGTAGCATTGAATAAGTTATTGCAGTTATCAGCTGGGTGCGTGTACTCAGATACAGGAGAAGTAATAGAGTTTGATGTTAAAGGCAGAACTAGTGAGCTACTAGCTATAGTAGAAGAAGCATCTCATAAAGTTATTGTGTTTGTTATGTTTAGACATACGATTGAGCTAGTACAAAAAGCGTTATTAGCTGAAGGCCATACAGTAGATGTAATACATGGTGGTGTAAGTGTAAGTAAAAGAGCAGAAATATTTAATCAGTTCCAAATTAGTCCAGACCCCCGTATACTGGTTATCCAGCCGCAAGCTGCAGCTCATGGAGTTACATTACATGCAGCTAATACAATCGTCTGGTGGGGTATAACATTATCATTAGAAACATACATGCAAGCTAACGCTCGCATACACAGAGCAGGGCAGATTAATAGGTGTAATGTTGTGCACTTAATAGGAAGTCCAGTAGAAAAGAAAGTACTAAGTGTACTGGAAAACAAAGGCGCTTCTCAAACGAAGCTATTAGATTTATTTAAAGAGATAGTGCAATGAAAGTAACACTAGAAGAACATACCAACCCCCTAAATCTAGGGAAGTATGCAGGCATATGCTACGGCAGAGAAGGAAATGATGAGAAAAGATTGGCGCACATTATTGGGGTGGGGCACTTATCTGTCCTTAGATTTGGCTCTGCTGTGTTCCGTATCGAGGGGATTAGCAGAGTGTGTTTGGCTCAACTAACACGTAGTAAACATTTAGATTATCTTGTAAGAAGCTCTAGGTATTGTGATGAGGTTGATGCAGAGTTATTTATTCCTGAATCATTAGAACCATATGGGGATTTAATTGACAACTATTTAAAACGGTCTAAGTTTATATATCAAGAACTAAGAGCACACGGCGTATCAAAACAAGATGCAAGATACATACTGCCACAAGGGCAAGAGACTGAGTTATATGCGACAGGTAACTACCAAGCTTGGAAAGACTTTATAAAACTTAGATCATCTAAGGCAGCACAGACAGAAGTACGTGAAGTAGCTCTTGAAATTGAACGACAACTGCAAAAAATAGCCCCAATTATATTTGGTAATTTACTTGACGACAATTAACAGATGTAGTACAATATAGTCTCTTTTGAAGGAGTACGAAATGAATGCAGAACAACTGGTCACAATCTATATAAAGATGCGTGATGCCAGACAAAAGTTACAGAAAGAGTTTGATGAAGCAGATAGTAAAGTTAAAGAACAACAAGACCAAGTTACTCAAGCTCTACTAGAGCTTTGCAAAGAGACAGGCGCAGATGGTTTACGAACTGCCGCAGGTAATGTATTTAGAACAGTTAAAACTAGATACTGGACAAGTGACTGGGGCAGTATGAGAACTTTTATTAAAGAGCACGATGCAATGGACTTACTAGAGCAACGTGTACATCAAACTAATATGAAGAGCTTTTTAGATGAAAACCCAAACCTCATGCCTCCGGGTATGAATATTGATAGTAGATACAGCGTAACAGTTCGGAGAAAGTAAATGATTGAAGAGAATGAAGATAGTGTGTATTTGACAGGAGCAGAGGTTTCTAAGATACTAGGCCTCTCGCGTCAAACCCTACTAGCACTACGTAAAAAAGGAGCTCTTGAAGGTTATAAACAAGGGTCAAAGTTATTATATAGCGCAGACAATGTTAGAGCGTTTTTAAACAACAGAACAACTATTATTAAACTACCAGCTGGAGCACAACAATGAGCAATGATGTAAGTATTTTTAAAAATGGCGGCGCAGTACCTTCACATTTTAAGAACAGGGAATTAAGTGAAACAACTAAAGCCCTAATGGGCGGCGGTACAAGCACACGTAGGATTTCTCTTAAGGGTAATATCTTCCGTATGAATGTAGGCGGTCAAGAAGTTGCTAAGAATGAAGACCGTGCAATGAATATTATTATTGCAGCTGCAGCCCCTAAGACTTCAAGACAGTTTTATTCAGATACATATCAAGAAGGTGTAGCTATGATACCTGCATGTTGGAGTAATAATGGCGAACAACCAGATGCAACTTCAGAATCCCCTCAAGCTGTTAACTGTGCTAATTGCCCTAAGAACATAGCTGGCTCAGGTCAAGGGCAAAGCAGAGCGTGCAGATACGTGCATAGATTAGCAGTCATGTTAGAGAATGATGTAGCAAACGGTGAAATTTATGAGCTGTCTTTAGCAGCTACTTCTTTATTTGGTAAAGGCGAAAGTAATAAAATGCCCTTGTTCCAGTACGGTAAACTGTTAGGTTCTAATGGTATGAACATCACAGACGTAGTAACTGAGATGCGGTTTGATACAGATTCAGCAACACCAAAAATGACATTCAGAGCTGTACGGGCATTAAACATTGAGGAGTTAGAATCAATTACAACTCACGGCAACTCACCAGAAGCAAAGATGGCAATTAAGGCAGCTTATTCACCATCAGCGAGCAAAAAAGAAGCTGTAGAAGAGTTGACTTTTGTAGAACCCACTGTTGAGGTAGCCCCCTCAGTCGATGAGCCTGTAGTAAGAGAGAAAAAACCTTCTACTCCTACGCCTTCTAGCATGGATGCAGTTCTCGCTGAATGGGCAGAATAAATTAGTTGCGCTCATGGGGGCTATTAGCCCCCTTTTTTTCCCGTAAAATTTGGTACCTTATGAACAGGCATGATTTTTTAACTACAGTACTAGCGCCAGAAGGAAGTTACTGTGTAGTAGGATTGACTAGTGGTAAACCTAGAACACATTTTTTCGATACGATACAAGAGATAGAAGAGTGGGCAGATACACAACCCGCTAATGGGACAGATGCATACTTTTCCCCTGCTACATATAAAGACCCTACAGCAGGTAGAAACGCTAAGAACGCTAAACTATTTAAATCCTTATGGGTAGACTTAGATATAGGTAAGGGCACAGAATTTGATACCCAGATGGCGGGGTTTGCTGCCTTAAGAATATTTATTAATGCTTTAGGATTACCTGAACCCTCTATTGTTTCTTCAGGGTATGGGTTACATGTGTACTGGGCATTTGACGAAGCGGTTGATTACAATACGTGGAAGCCTATAGCAACTGCATTAATAGCTAAACTAAACTCAGAAAACTTTAAAGTAAAAGACAAGGGGTTAACTGGTGATGCCGTAAGAATATTACGTATCCCTGAGACTACAAATTTTAAAGGCGGTTTGCAAGTACCTGTAGAGCTATTAGTATTAAGCCCCACTGCTCCCGTCCAAAATTATATAGATGCATTAGGTTCAGGCGGCTTATCTCCTTTAGCTATGGTAGAGATGTCAAGCTCTAAAGGTACACTTAATGATACGACTAAAGCCTTGATGGGTAATATAGTCTATTCATTCTCGCGTATTATGCGGAAGTCTGTTAGGGGTGTAGGTTGTGCACATATGCTGCATATATACCAGAATCAAAATGATTTATCAGAACCCCATTGGCGAGCAGGTTTATCTATAGCCCAGTTTTGTGAAGATAAAGAAACAGCTATACATAAGTTATCAAACCAACACATAGAGTACGATCCAGTACAAACAGAGCAATGGGCTAACAGAATTGATAAGCCTCATAAGTGTTCTACGTTTGCTACTATAATGCCTGAGCTGTGTGAGAGCTGCCCACACATGGGCAAGATAACTACGCCTCTAGTGCTTGGTAAGGACATATTAGAAGCAACACCGCTTGATAATATTATAACAGCGCATAGCCCAGATTTGGGAACTATAGACATTGAAATACCTGCTTACCCTGAAGCTTATACTAGGGGACCTAAAGGCGGTATATACATTAAGAAACCATTGGAAGATAGTGAAGATGGAGAGTCGGAGAAGGCTCTAATATATGAAAATGACTTTTATGTAGTGGGTAGACGTACTGACCCCGATTCAGGAGAAGTGTTACATATGCGGTTAATCAGACCTTTTGATGGTGTAAGTGATTTCACAGCGCCGTTAGCTACTATATCAGCAGCAGATAAGTGTAGAGATATGTTATCCCATCATGGGATTGCCGCAGGTGCTACTCAAATGAAAGGGTTGCTAGGCTACTTAATTGCATGGACTAAACAACTACAGAACGAATCAAAGGCGGAACTAGTGAGAGTACAATTTGGATGGAATGATGGTATAGATGCATTTGTAATTGGGACACGGGAGTTATCTAAAAATGCCCCGCCTAAATACAGCCCTCCATCAACTGCTACAGAAACAGTAGTAAGTATATATTCTAAACAGGGGTCGTTAGAAGAGTGGAAAAAGGTTGCTGATAACTATGCAGCACCGGGAAATGAAGTAAGAGCATTCTCATTGTTCCTAAGTTTGGGCGCACCGATGTTTAAGTTCTTTTCTTTAGGGGGTGCAATACTGCATCTTACCAATGCATCTTCGGGTGTCGGCAAGTCTACTATTCAGATGGTAGCTAACAGCGTATGGGGTCATCCTATTCAAGCAATGTTAGTTAAAGATGATACTACGCTGTCAAAGTATCACCGCATGGGTGTAGTGCAGAATATGGTTATGTGTATTGATGAGTTAACAAACTTACCTTCTGAAGAGATTAGTAATTTAGCTTTTGGTGCTACTAATGGTCGTGGTAAGAATCGTATGAGTGCATCAAGTAACTCTGAACGAATTAACAATACTACATGGGCACTACCTTGTATTACCTCTGGGAACAATAGCCTACACGAAGTTCTACAAGCATTAAAGGCAGACCCAGAAGGGGAGATATTACGTGTATTAGAGTTAGAAGTATTGAAGAGTGATACCCTAACAAAGCAACAATCGGATCAGATATTTTCTAGGGATATGGTAGAGAATTATGGTCATGCTGGTGAAGCTATGATGCAGTTTGTACTTGATAACCATGATGATTGCCTTAACGAGTTGTATGCAATACAGTTAGAGTTTGACAAAGCGGCGAACCTACAGCAGCGAGACAGATATTATTCAGCCTTGTGTGCTACTGCTATTTGGGGTGGGAAACTAGCTAATAAATTAGGGTTAGTTGATATTCCAGTAGAGCCTGTATTTAAATACTTAATAGATAAAGTAGGCCGTACACAAGTAGGAACATCAGGGCAGGAAGAAAAAGCAGCTGCTCATCTAGGGCTTTTTATGTCAGAAAATATACAGAACCAGTTGATTATAAATAAAGCTCCCCCTGCAATAGAAGGCATGTTAAGTGTTCCTATAGAATCTCCTCGCGGCGCACTAGTGATACGCAGGGAACCAGATACTCAACGAGCATTTATTATATCTAGCGTGTTAAAAACTTGGTGTGCTAAGAAACAAATATCTTTTTCATGTATGATAGCCGACTTAAAATCTACAGGTATACTAATAGATGTCTACCGTGTTCGTATGTCAGCAGGTACAGTACAAGATAGTCCTGCAGTTTTAGCTTTGGTATTAGATGCTACTAAAATGCATTAATAAAAGAGGGGGCTTTCGCCCCCTTAAATTTACTTCGGATGTACTTTAGGGTATAGCCTTGCTATACCTGATTGAATATGTACAATTCTTTTATCTAGTTGTTCTCTTCTAGCACGTTTAGCTTCAGGAGACATTCGGTCATTAGATACCTCATTCAATTTACGTATCTTTTTATTAGTCTCATCTACTTTAGCTACCATATGTGATAACTGCTTACGCATCCCCTCTTTAAGCTCTGCTCTATGTTCAGCTTTATACTCTCTAGCCTCTGTACGTAAACCCAAAGAATTCAAGTTATTTACAGACCTATAAGCTTTATCCACATCTTCCCGTAAATTATAACTAGTAGCTATGTCTTGAGAGTTATGTTCTTTAGCATATAGACTAGGTAGCCCCGGTATATTACGTATAGTTTTACCGTAAGCCCCTTTATCCATATAAGGTGTATTTGTAGCCATCCTATTAACTACATCATAAACTAATAACGCTCCAGCTCCCGCATACCCCATAGTACCCTTAATAAAATGATCTGCTATTATAGGGGAGACTAAGTTTGTTTTACCTAGCATTTTAGCTAAGTCTGAAGTATCTTCTTTATATTGCATCCACTTCTCAACCCCTTGTAATCTTTGGGGTACTATATCTCGACCTGTAAAGAAGTTATGGTTAATCATACTTTCTAGTAAAGGCTTAACAATAGTAGGACCTGCAGGCATTCCAAAGAATACTTTTCTAAGAGCTTCATTTATTGCATCTTTAGCTAGTTCTGGGTTTTCAGTACCTTTTTCAAATACATAACGATACCCATGATTAGCTAATATAAAAGGTAAAGAGAATACATCAGAACGTATAGGTAAAGTTACTTTAGTACCCGGAATAAATAGTCTTGTGTCTCGTTCTACTATATCTCGTTTTTTAAAGTCTTTATCTTTATCATCCCCACCAATACCTGCAGCACCCAACAATAGGTTATACATTCCTGTAAGAGCAACTATTGAAGTTGTTGTAGCTAGTAACTGTCCTATAGCTGCCTTTCTCTCTGAAGGTGCAATACCTCTACCAGATATAGTATTGTATGCTACACGTTGTGCCTGCATATATGCACCTAAGAAAGGAGTAATTTGACGTAGTGTATCTAAGCCAGCACTAGCACCCTTTCTACGAAAGTTAATAAGTTCAAATGCACGTTCTTGAGCTATAGCTTTAGCGTTAGGATTTTCTTTTAGTTCTTTTAGCGTCCTTGCATATACTGCCTGTCTTACAGCATTATCCCCTGCCATAGCTATATGGTTTAGTTGGCGTATAACTGCAGCCCACGGGCCTTTACCATCAGAGTGTGTACCATAAGCAATATCATGAATACTTCTAGCATACATTTCAGCAAAGTCTTTTTGGCCTGCTGCTCCAATAGATTTAAGAGCTGTGTGTTCTTTAGTTGTACCTTTTAGTGTACCTATAAACTGAAGCATTACTTCATGCGGCAACATCCAAGGGTGCTTAACTCCAGAAGTATACATAGCTGCAAACGTATCTTGAGGTAACTGAGATGCAGTAAATAGTGGGTTAAGTACGATAGCATTACGTAATAAGTTTGCAGCTTTTGCACCTAGCTTTAAAGTAGGTAGTGCTATAGGATTAACAGAGTTAAATGCAAAACTCATCATAGGGTCTTTAAACCGCCAATACTCTTTAACACCATCTCTATAACAAGTTACAGCACCATCTTTAGGCTCTCCTTGCTTTAGTTCAGTAATAGAGTCTGGAGGTAAATAGCTATCTGCTAAGTCTACAAGCTCCCTACTTTTATCAGCCTTAATACCTTTTACATAACTATTAACTACCCACTTCTCCATGTTAGATACGATGTCATCCACTTCTCTAGTAGATTGACCCTTCAGCCTATACTCTATCTGACCTGACGATAGACCGCCCATACCCCCTCGTTTACCTGCCGCACGTACATAAGCAACATCAGCATCTACATTACCACTTTCCATAACACGTTGGAATGGAACATAAGCTACAGCATCCATATAAGCATCAGCTTGTTCTTGTGAATAGCGTCCAGAGTCTACTAAGAATTTAACTACATCTTTACGAACAGCTTGCCATTCATCTAGCGGCGCTTTATATGCAGGGTTAGAAGCTAGTACTACTAAGTGAGTTGCAACTTCAGCCTTATTCATAAAACGGTTTAAGCCGTTAGCTGTTATCACATGGTGTTTATTATTGTGTAAGAAATATGCTCTAGCTTTCTTATCAGCTGCAGTTAACTTAGGCATTGCTTTATATTGCGCTCTAATACGATCAGCCTTTTTAGATAGCTCATTTATACGAGCAGCTACCATAATATCCCCAAAGATTTTATTGATAGTCTTAAAAGTTTCTCCTTTAGCTGTAGCAATATCTTCTAACATAAGACGCACACTAGGCATCTTATGTGCGCTGTCTACTGACTCCCACATATTAGTAGTAGTGTTTTTAGTTATCCCGCCTTCTGTAGCTGCTGCAGCTGCTACGCTTGTAGCATGCAATGTCTGAGACTGGCTAGACATCAACAATAGTTTTTGAATAGACTTAAAGGGCAGTCCTAATTTCTCTATATTAGAACGCAAAGCATTAACCAGTTTAGCATCAGCACTAAAATATTTAGTCTCTATATTACCTATACTATTCTCAAGAGATTTAAAAAACCCTTTCTTTGGAGTTGTAGATATAGGAGTGCCTGTTGTTCTTAAAATGTTAGCATCTACAGAGGCTTGTTCTGTTGAGGATAGAGAATACTGAGCGCCTAAATCTTCATTTGTACTACCAGACTCAGGAGTAAATATAGTACCTTCTAAAGAGTTCAACCAATTATGCATAGTTTGCGTAGGTAAGAAGTCTCTATTCTGTAAAAAGAATCTCTTTAATGCTTGGCCTAACCTCTGAAAAAACTTTTCTACTACTGACAAAGGCTTATCTGTTGTTGTAGCCCACCTAGCCACCTGGTCTGCAAACCATTCTGACTTTGAGCTCCAATACGGCCCTAGTTTAGCAGACGTATTACCTTCTGAAACCTTTGTAGCTTTTGCAGTGCTGCGAGCACGGAGACTATCTATATGCTCCCTTGCAGTTTTACCTTTAGTAGATGCTAACCACGTTTTAAAATCTTCATCAATAGCTGCTTTAACTTCAGGGCTAGCAGACTCATACATAGACTTTTCTAATACGTGCCCCATCTCATGAGATAATAGCTCTAAAGTATAAGTAAGTTTAGCAGGGGTATAAGCTATAACATAATCCCCATTAGCTAGTCTTCTAGCAGACCCCTTCTCCCCTGTTCGATACCCTTGCTGCGAAACAACAGTAGCAAAAGGCCCATGAAAGTCACTAGTTGCAGCATCTGCTAAAGTGGTAATATAAATACGCTCTGAAATACCTAACATCTTTTTCCATTCGTTTATTACCCCACGAATACTATCAGGTACTTGGTCAGAAAAAGCTGTAGTTTCCCCCGATTTAAAAGGCCCATTAGGGTTAGCTTCATGTAAAGCAGCATCTGCGGCTAACCATTCGTTTTTAGCATTTATTAATTCCGCTCTATCCTCTGTTGAAAATAACTTTCCTGTATACCGTTCTATATCAAGACTAGTTATAGAGGTGTCAGTAGCCCCCATAAATACAGGAGCCCCACTAAGCAAACTACTCCCTTTTATTAAAGCCGTATTACCCTTAACAAAAACTACTGTGCCTCCATTCATCTTAGCTGCATTTTGTGCCCACTGAGGGGGGTTTTCTACTTTAGGTTTAACTATTTCTTTTTTAGCTTCAGTTTCTTTAGCTTCAGTTTCTTTAGCTTCAGTTTCTTTAGCTTCAGTTTCTTTAGCTTCAGTTTCTTTAGCTTCAGCCATCTTCTTAGCCGCTACTTTTCTTTTCTCTTTAGCTACTTCTCTTTTCTCTTTAGCTACTTCTCTTTTCTCTTTAGCTACTTGCTCTGCTGCTGCATGTTCTGTTGCTATACGGTCTGCCTCTACTTTAGCTGCAGCTTTCTCTTCTGTCTTCCTAGCAGCATTCTCTTTAGCTTGAGCTGTAGCTAACTCTTTAGTTTTCTTTAAAAGTGACTGTGCTTCTTTTTCAGCAAGTAGTTCATGTACCCTAGCGTCTTGTTCACCTTGGTCTGATATAATATCTTCTGGGTGGCTATCTCTCACACCTTTTAATTCGGCAGTGATATCGGCATCAAGTTTACGGGCGGCTGTTACCTTAGCGTTTAAATCTACAATGGTAGGTACAGGCTTATCTGTTGTAGTGGGTTTATTTTGTGCTTGCTCTCTATTAAACCTACGTATTTCTGTTGCAACAGCCCGCTTCTCATCAGCAAGTCTTTCGATTTCAGCTTTCTTAGCTTCTACATTTGCACGTAATACATCTGCTGCTTGCTGTCTTCTCTCAACCCCAGTTAAGTCTTTCTCTTTTATAGGGGCAGCTTTAGTTTTCTTAGCGCCAAACTCTGTATGTGGTGTATATGTAGATGCTACTGGAGTAGTTGTAGTAGTCTCCCTACCTGTTTGTAAGTCTGTGTTGATCGCTTGCATAAGTTCTGCAAGAGGTTTACCTGCGTACGCTTTTATTTGCTCTAGGTTTATTAGACCTTTAGCGAGTAAATCTTCCATAAAAGGCTTAACAGCCCCCTTACTACCTCCCGCTGCTAGCACACTTGCGCGTTCTAGTGCGTTGTCATAAGCTGTTACTTTAGCCTCATCTATCTGTGTAGGTTCAGGTGTAGTAGCTTGTGGGGTTACTTGTGGGGTTACTTGTGGGGTTACTTGTGGAACTACTACTGGCGTTTCTTTACTCGACTGCACATATGCATTATGAGCAGCACGTATTTGTTGTTGTAACTCTAGTGTATTCTTCTTTTCAGGCACACCTTGTTTAGATAAGGCGTTTTTAACTTGTGTATTAGTACTAAAATTAGTTGGGCGAGACGTTTTAAACCCTTCTAACAGTGTTTCAGGGGTAGGTAGTGGTGCAGCCCGTGCTTGTTCTTGTGCTTGTTCTACTACTGGTGCCTTTACTTCTTCTACTACTGGTGCTTTTACTTCTTCTACTACTGGTGCTTTTACTTCTTCTACTACTGGTGCTTTTACTTCTTCTACTGGTGCCTTTACTTCTTCTACTACTGGTGCTTTTACTTCTTCTACTACTGGTGCTTTTACTTCTTCTACTACTGGTGCTTTTACTTCTTCTACTGGTGCTTTTACTTCTTCTACTACTGGTGCTTTTACTTCTTCTACTGGTGCTTTTACTTCTTCTACTACGCCAGCTTTTTCTTTTGCATCAGCTATAATTTTTTCCCAAGCAGCATCTTTAATACCACCTAACTTCTCACTATTACCTTGCACAAAAGCTTCAGCTGCATCTATACCTTCAGGAGTGCTTAAATCTAGTTGCATCATATTTTCGTGCATAGGATGGTTAATATCTATTCCAGCCCTTTTAAGATCATTTCTTTTTTTGTTTGCTTCTGCTTGAGGTGTTAGTGGGGGCTGCTCTTCTCTAGAAGTTTCTTCACCTGTTGCTGTTGTTGCTGGAGGTGGTATTGTATTAACTCTAGCAGGTCCTCCTGATACCGCACCTACACCTCCACCCATAACAGAACCTAATAAAGCGCCTTTAGTTGCAGCCTCTGGGACACCCTCTAACAGCGGTTTATCTGTAGCATAGTTCTGCCATATCTGTTCTTGTGCAGATTGAGGCATTTCTTCAAACACGCCTTCACCTAGTGCAGATACCATAACCTGCCTAAATTTACTAGGAGCTAACTCTTCTATTGTTCTAGTTCCAGCGGCTGTAGTAGTGGTAACTGGAGGGGTGAGTTCTCTTCTAGCGCCACCAACCATAGCGGTATCAATATCAGTACCTCCAAGTCTAGTAGTTAATTTACTCCCTGCAGCACCTAATAGACCTGTACCAATACCTGTACCAATAGCGGCAAGTGTACCTTTACCAGAGACTAAACCATCTTCAGATTGATTACGTATATTCTCTTCAGCACCCCCAGCAGCAATAAGACCTTCACCTATACCTGCAGCACCAGCAGCACTTACCCCCTTAGCAACTTTAGCAACTTTACCTAGTATTCCTCCAGCAAACATAGAGGGTATAGATTCACTAAGCATTGCACCAACAGCACTAGGGTTATGAATACCTGCACTTATAATATCTGAAAAGCCATGAGCATCTTCTAACGCTTTATTCTCAGCTTTTTGTTGAGGTGAGTATTGTTCACTTAGCAGCTTCTGATTCTTTTCAAAGTCAAACCCCTGCTCCTGTAAATATTTGCCAACATGCCCCCCAGTAGGAATATCAGCTAACCCGACTAGCCCTTGTTCAGCGCCTATAACACCCTTAGCTAATGACAGGCCAACATCTTTAGCAAACGCTCCTACTGATCTGGTGGGTAATTCTTCAGGAACTTCTTGAGCTTTCTTAGCAGCATCTAGTTTATCTTGTTCGGCAGACCAAGCTTTGTATCGCTCCTCTTTTGCATCTTGCTCAGCAGACCAAGCTTGATATCTTTCTTCTTTAGCTTTAGCTAAATCTTCTTCAGTTTCATTGGGGTTAGTAACTCCACCTTCACCACCTAACATAGCCATACCTTTACGGACATAGTTTTGAGTTTCGGCATAAGGAGGAATACCCCCATGTTTATTAACTGCTCCCGGCCCTGCATTATATGCAGCTAAGGCAAGCGCAGGGTCTTTATATTGTTCAAGCATAGCTAGGGCATAATCTCTACCTACCCTATCCGCCTCATCTAAACTATCATCCATAGCAGGTTTAACCCCATACCCCGGGTTACCCCTAGTAGCAGACATAGTTTGCATCTTACCAACAGCCCCCCTAGATGACGTAAGTCCTTGTACACCACCACTCTCTAGCTGCTCAATAGTATTTAAATAATCATCCTGTAGGGCCATTATTCTTGTTCCCTTTTATGTCTAGCAGTAAACTCTTCCTGTTCCAACTCAGCTTTAGTTTTAGGTTTCTGTAATAATGAGCGTAGTCGCAGCCTGTCATCTTCCATAGATACCTTTAGCGCCTTAGCTGCCTCTAAATCTGCAGGTTCGCCAGCTTCTATAAGTGCTGCATATCTTTTATCATCTGACACTTGTTGTTTTTGTAAGTTATCAATATCTCTATCTACTTGCTTATTACCTGTGTTTCCAACGTTAGCTGCTATCTGAGCACTAGCTAAGTGCGACCCACTACTCATAGCTTGTTGCCTTTCAGAAGAAGCATTTCTTTCTTGAGCTATGGTCGCTTCTTGCTCTAGTTGTTGCTTCTTTAAACCATATTTAACTAAAGATTCTTGGTGGTGCATAAACAATTCACTTGCTTTATCTTTTGCTGCAGTAGCTTCTTTTATCTGGCCTAGTTCTTCAAGGCGCGTTGCATGGTTAAGTAAATATTCAGACTTATCTAAGTCTTTCATCATCTTTTTATTATCTTTACTATCAGACATAATGCCCGGAAGAGTAGATGTTAATGCTTTCATACCCGCAACAAGGGGTGCACCGGGAGTAGATGCCCAGTTAGCACCAAATTCCATAAGACGCATACCCATCTGTCTTCTAGCTTCATCAGGAGCATTAGCACGTTCATCCATAATAGACTTACGATATGCTGCAGTTTCTGTATCAGCACCCACAAACTTATCCTCAAGGGCTTTTTGCTGTTGTATACGGTCTGCTATAGGTATGTCAGCTTCTTTCTGCGCTGCACTACTAGCTGCTTGTAGGTTTGCCATTGGGTCTACAGGGGCTTGCTGGGCTTGTTGAATACCTGTTGGTTCTTTTTTAAGTCTAGCATTATAGACGGGGTCGTTAACTAAACTGCCGTCCTCCCCAGCAAAAGCAACAATACCCCCCTTAGCGTATTTACTAGCCAAAACATCCTTAGCTAATTTTGTCATTTCAGGACTAGAGTTGGTTTTAATTATCTCTTGTAGGTGAGTGCTATCTAAATCCTCTAATTTGCCTCGCATACTACCCTCAACACTTCCGCCACCAGCATAGCTATTATCTTTAATTACGCCCCCATTAGCATTTCCCCCACGGCCAGCCAAATAAGCTCCACCTAATGATACGCCAGCGCCTGCTATCTGACTACCTAAACTAGTTTGAGGCGCACGGGTCACAGAACTAGTTGTATTTATCCCATGTACAAGGTTAGACATAGTACCTATTTTATTCGTAGCATTGTTTTGTCCATTTCCGTAGTCCAGTACAGCTTGGTCTAGTATGCTTTGCTCACGCGCTGTTATCTGTTGGCCTGCTTTTTGTTTTGCCTCTATAGTTGATACTTGGGTTGCTAGACCTTGAGCCGCTAGATTTCCTGTAGTAGTCGCTGCTTGGGTGGCCCCTGCATAGCCTGCTTGAGCTGCGTTAACTCCTGCTAACCCTTGAGCATTACCTGCTAAGGCTGTATCAGCAGCACTACGTTCCATATTAGAAACGGCTGTTTGTGCCCCTACGCCAGAGATTTTTGCATTAGCCCCAGAAATACCAGTACTAGTTGCATTAGTAGCCGCATTAGTAGCCGCTGTTTGCGCACCTACCCCTGCAAGACCCGTATTAGCTCCAGCAATACCTGTGTTACCTGCAGAGATATTTGCATTAGTAGCGGCTGTTTGTTCGCTTATAGCAGTTTGCCCCTGAGCAATGCCCGTTTGCGCTAGCTGAGTACCTTGTATACCCATATTAGAAGCGGCTGTTTGCGCACCTACCCCTGCAAGACCCGTATTAGCTCCAGCAATACCTGTGTTACCTGCAGAGATATTTGCATTAGTAGCGGCTGTTTGTGCACCAACCCCAGCAATACCCGCATTAGCTCCAGAAATACCTGTTTGCATTGCAGCAGTACCTGCATTAAGTCCTTGTATCCCTAAGTTAGCCCCGAACTGTTGTTGTGACTGAGCATTGCTAAATGCATCTTGTAGCCCTTTTGCTTGAATACCACTTATGTCCGAGTTTCTAGCCCTTTCATTTTCAGCAGCCATAAGAGCTTCACGACTCCCCCCAAATGCGTTGGCTCTAGTAGCATTAGCCATTTCCTGAGAACCTGTAATATCATACTGACGATTAGCTGCTATAATTTGTTGGTTAGTCACATTTTGCATATAGGGGGACATATATGCCCCTACAGCATTTGGATCAGTAGCCTGTTGAGCAAAATTAGCTTGAGCATTATATCCTTGCCCTGCTTGCCCTGCAGCAGCAGCGCCTATATTAGAGCCTTGTGCTCCATACCCCCCGGCTTGCCCTATCTGAGAGTTGGTTTGGGCTGCTGTAGAGTGTACAACATTTGCCCCGATCGCACTACCTTGTGCTCCATACCCCCCGGCTTGCCCTATCTGAGAAGTAGCTTGGGCGTTTGCATTAGCTGCACCTTGTGCACCAACATTAATGCCATACATCCCTAACTGTTGCGCTTGCCCTATCTGAGAGTTGGTTTGGGCTGCTGTAGAGTGTACAACATTTGCCCCGATCGCACTACCTTGGGCACCATAAGCCCCTGCATTTTGTATTTGGTTATTTGTATTAGAAATAGCACTTTGATTATTTGCTGCACCCATATCATATGCGCCTTGACCCGCTTGACCCGCAGCGTATATCTGGTCCCCCCCTTGGTTTACAGCTCGCGATTCAGCTTGGTTTCCTATACTAGAACCCTGTTGCCCATAAGCATTTGCTAGTTGAGCTGACTCTAGTTGTCCCGCTCCAGCAGTTTGAGCCATGTTTGAAGCACTATCAAAAGCAGCTGTTGGCGCTTGTAGTGCTCCTGCTTCTTGTTGAGCTTGTTTTTGTAGTGGACTAAAGTCAGCTATACCTTTAGAAGGATCATAGGCTGTTTGATTACCTGCTGCATCGTATGTCCCCCCATAAGCTTTGTAGGGTTGGATGCCTGTAATCTCCCCCTTATCGTTTTTTTGGTATGTTTGGTTTTCTGCCGCCGTCATATAGGATTTAATATACGGCTTTAATTCATCTGGTATGGTAGCTTGTGTTACTGTTGATGATTGGCTAGGAGGACTGCTCCCCCAAAATTTAGGGCCCTGTATAAGATACAAAAAGGTGTTTACTAAGTGCTTTGTTCTAAATATCATACATCTAACTCCATAACAATATGTGCGGGGGCGTACCCTAATTTTTGTTTCCATAACCTAGCTATGGACTCTCTAGCATAACCTTGAATCTTTGTACCACCCATTGTGCGAACCCAGTTCACAAACTCTTGGTTGGTTTCTCTCGATGCAATAAACTTACCCCCAATAGCAGCAACATGTGCAATCCTAGCTTTAGGGTGATTCATCCACTGCAAACTTATAACACCGTGAATCGCCTCTAAATCATCACTAGCTACAAGAAGAGTGTGCTCCCCCCTAACTAAATAATCTTTAAGGTTATCCATTGAGTAATAGTCAGAGATTGCACTTCTCTCAAATACGGGTGTAAACCACGGCTCAACCAAAGGCCAAACCTGATGAATGTATTTAGTCTCTACGTGCTGTACTTTTAGGGTCATGCTAGTAAATTCTTACGCGCTTTAGAGTCAACTGCAATTTTACCCTTACCTGTTGTTTTAGCTCTACGTGCTTGTACCCGATCTACCATAGCCTGAAGATGCTTTGCACCTGCTTCAGTAGAACCGTTACCTAATTCAGATACAGCCCGCGCAGGTACCACAAATTCACCATCTGCAAGCCTTGCAGGTTGTTTACCCCCACTACCTATCTCAGCGGGAATATCATCAGAAACACCATCACCGGGGCCTCTAGTTAACCCTGCAATACCTCCATGAGAGTAGCCACCCAAGTTATCGCCTGTTAAGCCCCCATTAGCATAGGCTTGTGTTTGGTATTTATAAGGGTCTACTTGTGGCTGTGGCTGTGGCTGTGGCTGTGGCTGTGGCTGTGGCTGTGGCTGTGGCTGGGGCTGTGGCTGGTTTTGCATTTGTTGTTGAACCCCAGCTTGAACCTGCTTCATGTAATCTGATTGTGGAGCCACTTCATTCTTTTTAGGCTCATCAGGAGTACCATCAAATAATTTTTTACCTATACCGGGAGCAATAACACCAGCAAGAGAAGAGTCGTATACGCCCTCCATAATCCCACTACCGGGTATATCTTTTAATAGTCCCCCTATAGCAAACCCTTGTGGTGCGGTAGGAGCAGCTTGAGTAATACCCTGTGGAGCAGCTTGTGGAGCAGCTTGTGGAGCAATTTGTTGGGCTGCTTGTTGGTTTGCTTGTTGTGCCATTTGTAACCCTAGATTTGCAAGGGGGTTCATAGGCTGCTGTGCTTGCGTAGAATCTACAGCCCCACCATCTGCATAATATTGAGGAGACTTAACCCAGTAGTCAGAGGGAGTAACCCGACTAGGTTTGTAATCTTTAGATAGCGGCGCTCCACCTATACCAGAAGAGTCAGAGCCTTTACCTGAATCATAGGGAACTTGCCCATTAATCATTCCCCCTATAAGCATAGGTGCGCCTGCCTTAACAGCATCCATTGGGTGTGCTGCAATAGTGTCCATACCTGATTTAAACGCACTTCCTACTGTTGGTGTAGGTGTGGCGGGCTGTGCTGCTGTTATACCAGAACTTAATTCTTTACCTGAAATAGTACCTAACCCCCCACTATTTCCCATTGATGAGCTTACTGCAGGGGTACCTTGCATTGTTGCGCCACCCATTGCTGAAGTATCTAACCCACCACTACGTTCCATTAGTGAGCTTACTGCAGGGGTATCTTGCATTGTTGCGCCGCCAGTTGCCGTAGCGATGTCTCCAGCAGATGCAGGTGTATTTGCCGCACCTTCAGCACCACCAGTAGGTGCAACGCCTTTAAAAGCACCACCAACACCCCCCATAACCCCGCCCATAAGGGCACCTTCACCTACATCTTTTCCACCAGCAGCTGATCCAGCAGCACCACCAGCAGTGCCAGCAATACCACCAGCAGCAATATTTGCACCCATACTCCCAGCCATACCAGCTGCGCCTAAACCAGCGCCTAACCCTCCCCCAACCATACCTGATACCCCACCCATAAGAGCAGCTTCTCCAACATCTCCTCCAGTAACGGCTCCTCCTATAGCACCTAAACCAGCACCAGCCGCTCCAGCAACAACACCTGTACCAATAACGGCACCTGCGGTAGCTCCAACAAGACCCGTTAACCCAATAGTAGATGCTAAAGCTGTACCTGCTACAATAAAAGTCATACTATTTCTCCTAACAGCCGTTGCTGTTCATATTCTTCAAAGGTTGCAGAGACTAGCTCATTTTCTATGGCTTCAATCTCTATGTTGTCTGTTCTATGTACGGTAATAAATACTACGTCTGTCTCTGCATAACCAAGGCGTTTAATGCCCGGCTGGTCTACCATTATGTGACCCTCAGATATAACGTAAGATTCAGTGCCGTTAGTAATTCGGATAGTGCCTTTGGCTAGGATAGCAATACTTTCAAAGTTATGTATTTTCCCTGTTAACAAAGTACCTGCAGGTATAAACATGCTACGCGCATAAACACCTTTAATCTGGTAGTGTTCTATAGGTAACTCAACTTGAGGCATTTGAAGTATCTGTGCTTCAATTCGTAGTATTTCAGGCATGGTGTCTAGTACTGTTAAGTCGCTCATATTACACCTTACAAATTGATTTTACTGAGTATATCATGAGGGTAGGGCCGATACAAACGTTACTGTTATAATGACCGCAGGTGCTTGTGGATGAATGGGTGCAACTACCGATGCAGGGACTGTAGAAAGAGAAACAGCAGCATCATCAGCTAACCACATAAGCTCAATATAATCTCCAGCTTGTACATTAATAAGGTAGTTAAGGGCTAAAATAGTTTCAGAATTAACAGCCCCCCGTTTAACAGGCAAGTTAACAGCAGAATTTGAGTTGGGAACGTCTACCCCGTTTTGTCTTATCCATACATCTAATGGATGAATCTGTGCCGCTGAGTTAGACACCTGTATACTATACTGATAATTATATATACCCGCGTTTGTTATATAAATCCGTGAGGTTGGCGTACCAATATACACTTGACTTGAGTTAGTATTAACTCCATTAAGGAGCACTGCTGTGGACACATTGGGTACAGCAGCTATAGTTGAGGTATCTATAAAAGAACCATAAGGTGCACTAAAGCTAGTAAGTCCTACCACCCCAACTAAAGCTGACATAAAGTTATCTATCTGGTTAAAGTACAGCCTTAGAATATTGTTTAAGTAGTCTTGGTAATTCTTGCCATAACCTTGTGGGGCAATAGTAAGGCTGGGTGCTTTAGGCGGACGTAGTTTATTTATATTAGCCACTATCTTCTCCCATCAAGCTTACGATCTATTCTAGGCTTACCCAACTGCCAAGCAACACCCAAGGCATCAGACTCTATTCTAAAACTCATCTGCCTACCACGTAACCGCGTATACACCTGCCCTGTAAATGTTTGGATGATATACACACTAGAGTTTGGCGGGTAGGGTAAAGCGTAATTATCTGCACTAGTTACTATGGGGGTGTTAGCAGTACCATAAGGAGCGCCAGCGTTTTCTCTAGGCACAACAGTCATAGTTACGTAGGGGTTGTTAACACTAGACCCATTAAAATTTATATCTGGTAATATGCGCCATACAAACCCAAAACTCTGCCCATCCTCAATATCAAAATCAGAAGACTGCACGTAAGCTGCAATAGGCACAGGAGTTAACCCAGACACATCATCTACAGAAGCTTCATGGTATAACAAACGATTGTCGTAGTTAGCAGCTATCGGGTAGTTACGTATACCAGAATCTAACCATGCAGTTCTCCCCATCGTACCTGAGTACCAAACTTGATCTAGGTAGTTGTAAATAATATATCGGTCTATAGCAGTTGTATCTTCCGAGCAGTAAAACCACCACACTTCATTATAAGCACTATTAGCTCCAGCAAATATTTGATACGCTTGGTCATTATTTAAATCTTCAAACACATACTGCCATAACGTACAAGGTAGTGTATGTACACTCCCATCATAGAAATAAAACTTATCTATGCCCATCCAGTAGGTAATATTGTTTACTGTAACTGCAGCATTAGGGGACATCATGGATACATTATCCATCAACAACTGAAAACTATACACGTAGGGTGGGCCTAAGTACTGCATGGAATATAGAGCTGAATCAGTCCATATTAAGTTTTCCTGCCTAGCCACCTGAGCTGCCATAATGTAAGAGCCATGTGTAAGCCTAAACTCTCCTGATTGATTTGTTATAGCAGGCACCCACTGGTACGGATTAGCTTGATCTGACCAACGTACAAGCATGGGGTCAAAGGGGCTACTAGGCGTTCCAGGGATATAAGGGTTTGATCCTAGTGCAATAACAAATCTTTGCAAAGCAGAGGCCAGCACTTGATTAGTTTTTGTAGGGACATATGTTCCATCATACCCAGCTAGTGTTGCCAGAGATGCAAGTGTTTTTGCCCTAGTAGTTACGCCCGCAGAATCTTGCCAGTAATAAATAGCCCCTCCACGCGGTGCTATCACAAGGTCTTGCCCGTAGTTGTCATTGCTCCATAGGCGTAGTTGTAAACCAGTAGTATTAACAACCCCTGTTCCCCAGCCTCCGCGTCCCCAGCCGCCAGCGCCCCAACCTACACCAGCACTATAAACAGCAAGCCCTGTAGTTATTTGAAAAGCTGCAGATATGGCTGTACCGCCGCCAGCAGGCACGGATGATGTGGCTACTGTAGGGACTATGATCCAAAACGTGTTAGCGTCAATGTAGGTTATCTGATACTCAGCATTTAAAGTGGTAGCCGAAATACCCCCAACAGCAACCGCACCTGAAAAAGTAACAAAGTCGTTTTGGATTGCCCCGTGTGCTACTATAGTTACAGCAACAACAGGTAGACCTATAGATGTTGCAAAGCAGTTATTAGTTGCAGGAGATACAGACGTAGCTCGGATAGGGGTGATGTCGTAGTAGAGGCTTCCCTTTTCAATGTAGTACTTTAACTCAGTACCTACACCCACGTAGTTGGTGCCGTCTAAATCTATCCAGTTCCATAAAGCCCTAGCTAAACCTAAAAAAGTACTGTTAGATAACCGTACCCAGCCCCCAAGCTTTTCAGGGTTTCCTGAACGAAAGCGTATCTTGTCACCATCGTACCAACCGCCCTCATTTCCATAATTCGTACTTTCGCGATTTAACCCCGGTGTTAGAGCTAGTTTTATTAACATGTTATACCCCTACCCTAAATCACCCGATAGTACAAATGGATCAGCATATACTGTTACGTTTTGTATTGGGGCAAGTATCGGTGCACTACACGAACCACACACATCCGAACTAACGTCATCGTCTGATAAACTGCTACCACAGATGCTACAAAATAACTCGATTAAATACTTAGACTCTAGGTTGCTCATGATTTTTGGATATAGGCTAATGCAAAGTAAGGAGGTATGTTAGCACCTGTGCCTGATGCACCTGTAGCGTTAACGGTGATACCTGTTGTGGTCGAGCCTGTTGTAGTAGCCGCTTGTGTTGTTAGGACAGTTGTACTCCCAGCAGTTGCAGTTGTTGTAGCAGAAGATGTGTTATAGGAGTGCGTGTGCCCTGCATCATTAAGTGTATGTGCGTGAGCAACAACAATAGCATCGGCAGTGCCACCAATAGCAGCAACAGCGTAACTACTACCTGCACCTATAATAAAGCGATCTTGTAAATTTGGTGTGCCATTAAGTCCGTTACACAAGAACCACCCTGCAGGAATACCACCAATAGAGCCAGACCACATAATAATGCCGCCCGATGGAAAAAACGTGCCTACAATAGCCCCAACAGCGCCATTAACAGTTAAGACCCCAGCATTAGTAACTGTAACATCACCAGAAGCTGCAGATAACGTAATACCTGTACTGCCAGCAATAGTTTTAACCCCTGCATTAGTAACCGTAGCAACTGTGCCTACGGTGTTAACAGATATACCTGAACCAGCACTTACCATTATTTCGTTAAGCACTACAGTAAAATTAACACCATCACAGTATACAATCTGACTAGCTCCAAAAGGAACACTTGCAGAAGTGCCTGAAACTGCTCTAACATTAATGGCAAACCCACCGACAGTATTGTTTTTTACAACGTATACTTTTTTAACAAGCGGGGCAATAATATCTCTAACGGCGGTGTTAGTACCAGTAGCAACAAGCACAGCTTGTCTAGCCTCATCAGTTGCGCCATTAAGATTAGTCAGTGTATAGTTAGCATTAGCCATAGCAACAGAAATAACACCAACAATAGACTGCTCTAGTAGCGTACCTAAGTTTGAGTTAGTGGTTGTGTTCCATGATCCGATCTGCTCACCAGCACCTATAAGTTCTAAGCGCAGCGAGGGTGAATATGTACTAGGCAAAATAGCCTCCTTATTTAGGGTTTATACGTGCCAGTTAGGAAGTTGTGTCACGTTGACATCAACCCATGCATTTGGTGTTGGAGCACTGTGTATTGATTGAGTATTACTAGAAAGGGGTATACTAGAAAAAGAAGCTCCCCCAAACATAGGGCCCTCATCAACTACGTAATTACCTGAAGTATTTGTAATAATGTCAACCCAAGAATTAACCTGAGTAGCGTTACCATTGATAATACCTAAGTAGAGAGTTGCAGGTAGGCCTGTAATATATGCACTTGCACCTGCGTTTGTTGTTTGGGTACCTAAATAAGTTTGAGCGCCTGTACCTACAACTGGAGCATCTGCACCTGCATCTGAAAGTACTGTACCTACATACCCTGTCGCATAAACGCCGCTTACGCCAACAAACGTAACGCCTGTAAGAGTTGATATTGGGTACTCTGAAAACGAATCAAAACCAAGCATATGTGTAGCCTTTTAACTCAGGTATAGTTTTTGTTCGGCCTTGCGCCTACGGGATAAACCAGCAGAGACAACCCCCATTGCTTTATTCCAACGTAAGAACTGTGCACTAGTATCTTCACTGGGCGCACCTTTATTTATCTCTCTTACTAGGGTAGATGCAGCAAAGTTCCCTTGCCCTATGTTATAGCACAAACAGACGCAAGCATCAAATTGATTCTGTGTCAAGGGAGCATTAATTACCTTACCTACTGTCTGTTCGTATTTATGCAAGGTACTATGTAGTAGCTCTAGGGCTGCTGCTTCAGATATAGATATATCACAGAGCCTTACTTTCCTACCATCCGCATACAATGTAGAGCCAAACCCTATGGTAGGTACACCTGCACTGCATAAATACGGGGCTTTTCTAAACCCCTCAAATTCTTTTATTAAAGCTACTCCTGCATCACCAATCTTCATTTAGGTACTCCGCAGTTATTATCAACAACAAAAGACTTGCACAACACAGCATAGGCACTTATTTCGTCTGCTCGGTAAGCTTCTGCTTTGAGAAATTCTGTAAGCTCGTTTGAAAGTTCGGGAGCATATTCGGCGGTGCTAGTAGTGCTTGTGGTATTACTACCTGCTGTTGGGGGGCAATTACTACTTTTCCTATGGGTGTCGTACATGCGCTTAGACTTAAAATCATCACGCTGACTATTAATAGCATTGATTGTCGATACATTTGCATCCTCTAGTTGTTTGTTAGCATTAAGCGCCTTTTCATGTTCTTTATCGGCTTGCTCTGTTAGTGTGGCAATCGTTGCTTCAGCTTCCCTATGTAAGGCATCAATGCCATTAGACATCTCTTGTATCTCAGCTTTATCAATCTGGTGGGCTATTCCAAAACCAGCCAAAAAAGCACTTAAAGCAATAGCAGCAAATATATAAGTCATTAGTCGCTCACCATTAATCCTAGCCCACCAGCAACGCCGCCAGCGAGCAATAAAAGTTGGTCTATAGATTTGCCCTGATATAATAAAACAGCGCCTACAATAGCAGTAAGCACCCATATTAGACCACGTTGTGTAGATGCTTGTTTTAAGTCTATGCCTAGTTTCATGGTTGCTCAGGCCATGTTATGTCCCAAGGAAAACCCGTTTGAGATGATATGTCACGCAAGGTTTGACGATAAGCAGCCCATAAAGTCTTGTCTGCTGTGCTGTCAATAAGTTGAGTCCAGTCGCTATCTTTGAGTTTATCGTTACGAGTTTGCCGAACTGCTAAGGCTTGTTGTGTATCTTTTTGAAGTTTAATCCCTGCTATGTCCTCATCTGTCCGAGCGGTTGAGGTATAACTACCGTCTGGATTTTCAACTGATATAAAAAGATCATCATCAGGTCGGATAATGTCAGGCACTTCGATCATGCCAACTTTAGCTCTTGCTTCAGCATCGTGACTAAACCAGCCAGCTGGATATTGAACATCGTCAATAGTGCGTTGAATGTCTTGGTGAACCTTAGTGTTATTTAGTAGGAACATGGTTTATCCTTTTTTCGGTTGTGCGTAACACTGCCGCGTCATGTGCTTCTTGGTTGGTTATTTGAGATATTAAAGCATTATAAATTGACTCCACATTATGCATTTGCTCAATAGTTCCAACCAGTCGGTTTTCAATATCGTCTCGGTATGCTCCGCTAGGCATATCTTCTAGTAGTTTAGTAAAGTTATTACGGTCAAAATCGTAATGAAAAAACTCTACTTCGCGACCATAGATAGCTTCTGCCAGTACATCATCGCAATATGTTTGGGGTAATTGTGTATAAATCATTATTTTTAGTTCCTATTTATGAAAAAGCTACGCCATAACCAGCACCCGTAGGTAATGTAGCAGGATCAGCAAACTTAGTGCCGAAGCCAGAACTAGACCATGAGTAAGCAGTAACATAAGGTGTTGTACCATGTGAGACCGCTATTTCTGTGCCAGCGGGTGAAAAAGCAACCCCATTACCCGTAACACCCGTAGGTAATGTAGCTGGGTTAGTGAATTTAGTACCGAAGCCAGAACTAGACCATGGGTAAGCAGTAACATAAGGTGTTGTACCATGTGAGACCGCTATTTCTGTGCCAGCGGGTGAAAAAGCAACCTCAGTACCAAAACCCGTAGGTAATGTAGCTGGGTTAGTGAATTTAGTACCAAAACCTGAAGTTGACCATGGATAAGCAGAAATATAAGGTGATGTATTGTGTGCGACTGCTATTTCTGTGCCCGCGGGTGAAAAAGCTATGCCGCCACCATTACCCGTAGGTAATGTAGCTGGGTTAGTGAATTTAGTACCAAAACCTGAAGTTGACCATGAGTAAGCAGTAACATAAGGTGTTGTAACATGTGCGACCGCTATTTCTGTGCCAGCGGGTGAAAAAGCTACGTCATAACCCGTACCCGTAGGTAATGTAGCAGGATCAGCAAACTTAGTACCAAACCCTGAAGTTGACCATGGATAAGCTGAAACGTCAGGTGGTCCACCATGTGAGACCGCTATTTCTGTGCCAGCGGGTGAAAAAGCTACACCAGTACTCGTACCCGCAGGCAAAGTAGCAGGATCAGCAAACTTAGTACCAAAACCTGAAGTTGACCATGGATAAGCAGAAATATAAGGTGATGTAGCATGTGCGGCCGCTATTTCTGTGCCAGCGGGTGAAAAAGCTACACCAGCACCCGTACCCGCAGGCAAAGTAGCTGGGTTAGTGAATTTAGTACCAAAACCTGAAGTTGACCATGGATAAGCAGAAATAAATGGGGTGGCATCATGTACGACCGCTATACAATTAGAGCTACCCGTAGAACCGTTTAGCAACAAAGGTGTTCCTCCAACTATCATCTCACATCCTTAATTAATTGGCATGTAGCTCTGGTAGCCGATTCAACATTATAAACAAACACATCTACCGCGCCCACTGTTGCAGTTAATGATGGCACTGTTCCACCAGGGAACTTCCAAAACGTATTATATGCTAAGGTTCTAGCGGTTGCCCCTTGAGTAATAGTTATAACGCCAGACTGTCCAGCCACTGGGCTTGATGGTGCTGATAAAGTAGTATTTTCTGAGGTGGTGTGACTAAAGTTGTTATTAGTTGCAAGGTTAATAGCTATTGCTGCGGCGCTTGATGTAAGTGCTGTTACTGCTCCGCGCTGTCCACCAGTAAAAGTTTGGGCTGATGTAGAGATAGCCACATCTGCATCAGATACCGCTGTGTTAAGTTGTGCAATAGTTAGTGCAAAAGCAGGTACTGCGTCTGACCGCATAAAAGTAGTAGCAGTACCATTGATCGCAGCGCCAGTTATTGTAGCTGTTGGGTTTGCTGGGGTTGCCCCTGCAGTAGACTGCCATGTTGTACCATTTGATGTAAGCACGTTACCTGTAGTACCGGGTGCTACAGCTTGAGGAGCAGATGTTCCGTTGCCTAAAATAACATTATTAAGTGGTATTGTTATTGCGCCTGTACCCCCGTTAGCAACGGGCAAAGTTCCAGTAACACCAGTAGTTAAGGGTAATCCAGTCACATTAGTTGCAACAAACGCAGCGGGTGTTCCTAAACCAACAGCATTGCTAGAGGCATCTAAGTTAATAGCTCTACTTGCAGGATATGTACAAAATACATCTTTAGTGCCTGTGGTAAATACAACAGCTGCACCCCCATTACTAGAAGCAAATATAGTAGTTCTAGTTAAAAGGCCCGCACTGATTGTACCTAAACCAACTTCCCACTCAGCTGTGCCTGAGTTAGTAACCCCATAGTACGTTGTGTTAGTGTTACCAATAGCTGCTGAAAAAGACTGATATCCGCTTATTGCTCCTGAAAGTACAAGTGCTCCGGTACCTATAGAAGTACTTGCTTCTCGAACTCTGTCTGCTAATACTAGTGCCATTATGTTCTCCCGATTATGCTAAGCGTATTATAGCACTGGTGCTATCAGCTGTTGGAAATATAACTGAAAAAGTCCCTGTTGTAGATGTTTTATCGGAACCAAAGTCCAGCACAGCTACAGCAACATTACCTTGAGAACTGTTATAAATTAGTGCGCCTCTTGCAGTTATTGATGCAGAGGGCCATGACGCAACAGCAAAAGATATAAAAGCTGTTGTGCTTGTAGATGTAGGTGGGGTAGATACTGTTAGTGCAATACCCCCAGCTGTATAACCTACGCCCGATACTTCATTTGATGTTGTGTAAGCTGTTGTAGTTGCATCTAGTGTTGCACTAGAAGTGTACAGTGCTATCTTAAATACGTCTTGTGCAGTAGATGCACGTATGACACCAATACCAAAATTATGTATGCCGTCAAATAAACCTACTTTAAAAGTAGTCGATAAGCTTTGTGTTATAGCCATAGTAGTACCTTATATTATATGTGTTAGGAGACCGGCAATCTAACTTGCCCATCACGGTATGCTGTTCTGCGTTCTTTTCCATCGCCCAACAATTTGAGTAGCCCCATAGACTCTTGGTATTTTTGTTCGTAGTTAGCAATTATATCGGCCTCACCTTTTTGGTACACAGCTGCTTCTCGTAAACACCCGTATAGCAATACCGATTCAAAATTATCCCCTACCCAAGACGTACCCGCAGTCACAATAGACTCTGGGTAATAATACTCATGCAGTTCAACTTGGTAGGTTTGGTCTGGTGTAGGGCCAAAAATTATAGTAGCTTCATCAAACTGAGCAAAATATTTAGGTAGTCCTTGACTTGCAGGGTTAGGGTAGGCTTCTCTAATAAAGTTAACGTCCTTATCTATAAGGAACTGCTGCGAACCCGTAGTATCAACTACAGCTAGTGAAAAAGTGGCTAGGTAGTCATCAGGAAGCTGCAAGTACTTTAGTCCAGTGATAGTATTACTTAGCACGTTTCTACGTATAGCAGGTAGCTGAACAGTATTATATATACGTTCTTCTGCAATATTAACAAAGTTGGGTATGTTGACTACAAAAGATTGTTCTGTAGTTTCTGTATAATTACAAATTGCTGTAACTAACGCGGCGTAATTCATAGGTTACGCCATTGGCCCACGAGCCGTTACGCCTTTTGTTGCAGCGCCGTTACCACGAGTTTTTACACCAGTAGTTTTAATGTCCTTTTGAGGATAACCTGAAGTGTTAGCTGCAGGTGCTGGTTTAATTTGTGGGTATTTATCAGATAAAATAGTCATATTATTCTCTATGTTGTAGTTACTCAGAATCTTCTTTAGGAAGAGCCTCTACTTGAGGCACTGCTTGGGCTTTAATCTTTTCTACTTCCTCTGCATTATAATCATTAGGCACACCATTATACTTTTTCAATATATTGAATATCCTTGTATTATCCTCCAAAGCCATTAGTTCATGTGGCTCACCAATACGAAAATCTAT